GGGCCTGCAGCGTAAACCGGTGCTGCGAGTGCCTGTTGAGGTAACCACCGGGATGGTGCGGATGCGCGCGAGCCACGTCGAGGAGCTGTCGTGGGATGTGAACAAACGTGACAAGCCGGCTGCGTGATGCACCGTCTGCAGTGTAGGATTAGCGCAAGCCCGAAAGGGCACCACCCGCAACCAGCCATGACCACCGCCACCGTTCAGATCCAATCCGTCGGCCGCTGCAAGGGCAAAGCCGCAGGCCAGCTTCAAGCCGGCGACGTAACGATCTGGAACTTCGGGTACACCCACACGTTCGTTGGTTTCGTCAAAGAGACCAAGGCTCAGGTGATCGCACAATTCGCCAACAGCGATGGCACCACTTGGGAGAAGCGGATGGGCAAGGACCGCCTGGTTGCCATCGTCTGAGCCCTCCGGGGCTCTCCGTCCACCCAACACCCACCCATGTTCACCGCCACTGCTCTGGTGATCTGGAAGCTGCTCCTACCGCTGCTGGTGCTGGTCGCTCTGATCGACTGGCTGACCGCTTCCACCGATCGCCGTGTTCGCGTGCTGGCCCATGCCGGCCGCAGTCAGCGCCAGATTGCTGACTCGCTTCACATCACCCGCTACCGCGTCCGCAAGGCGCTCGCATCATGATCAACCGCATCGCCGCCGCTGTCCTGCTGCTGATGGTCTACGTCGCCGGTCTCGACACCGGCCGCACCGACGCCGTCAACGCGCACCACAACCATCCCGCCTGCCATCAGAACCATAAGCCATGACCACCATGCGCCGCTTCTATTTCCAGATCCGCAGCGCCAACGTGATTGAGGCCATCACGGCGCACAGCCTGACCGAAGCGCAGCAGATCGCTGCCGAAACAGGCTGGCTGCCGTGGTGGTCCGAGATCGAATGGCTCAACCCGCAAACTGTGACCGACCCAGCGCTGCACCAATGAATACCTACCGCGTGATTCTTGAGACCGATCAGGTCGAGCTGTTGGCGCCGAACGCTGCCACCGCTGTTCTCAGCGCGATGGAGCTGTACCCGGATCAGCAGCTGCTAAACGTCGAGCTTGAGCCCGAATGGGCTGACGATGACCACCCATCACTGACCGCCGCTGAGCGGAACCCGAGCCTGCGATGACCGACCACATCCGCGCCAAGCTCGAAGCGCTGATCAGCGACTCGGGCATGTTCAACGCCGGCCAGCTTGAGGAGCGCCGTCGATTGCAGTTGTTGATCACCGCCAGGATCGACGAGCTGCGCGGCGCCGGTAGCGTGCCGCATGTCAGTGCCGTGTGCGCTGAACTGCTCAGAATCCGCCAAGCATTGGAACCATGCTGACCCGCGTCCGACTCGACCAGCAACGTGCCGACATGCTGGAGTCTCTCTATCAAGCCAGCGGCCGCACCTGCGGCACCTACACCGGCATGTGGCAGGAGTTCTGCCAAGACATCGCCGTCAACTTTAGAGACACCGACTACGCCGACCTGCACGCTGCGTGCGTGATCGCGATCGACCACACCGAAAGCCACCTGGCCGAGAAGCACGCGCAGCAGTGCATCGCCGTGTGCCGGCGGTTCTTGCTTAGGGAGAAGTGGTTGTGACCGACCGCAAGCCCAACGGCAAGGGCCGCAACTTCACGGTCAACATCAGGATGAGCCGCGAGGAGATCGAGGCCGCGCGGAAGCTGGGTGATGGCAACATCAGCATGGGCTTCAGGCAGGCGATCCGGTACGCGTGCTGGAAGGAGATGCGGCCGATCAAGCTGAGCACCATGCTGCGCTCAGCGTCGGTGATGGCGGCCGCGCTCGAGGATGGCAACCATGAGTGACCACTACCGCCACGGCGAGATCGAGTGCATCGACGCCATCCAAGCCGCGCTGACACCGGAAGAGTTTCGGGGGTTCTGCAAGGGCAACGTGCTCAAGTACGTCTGGCGCGAGCAGCACAAAGACCCCGAATCGTTAAGGAAGGCGCAGTGGTATGTCGCCAGAGTCCTTGGCACCATGGAGCCATGAAGCAGACACACCTGAACTGGCTCGAGCGGTGGGCGCTACGGCTGCTGCATCACAGCCCGCGTGTCAGCCTATTGATCCTCAAGCCAGTTGACACGACGCTGATCAGCTGGTCGGCGCGGCCTGATGACGAGATCGCCACCGCCATCATTGATGACCTGCTGTGCCTGCCTGAGACCAGCGACGACGAGCCGGCAAGCATGTTGCTCGAGCGGTTGTATCACGCGCCGAGTTACGGCGAACGGGAATGATCAGCTTGCACGCCGGCCGCCTGCTGCTGGTGTGCAGCTGCTCCTCTCGCAACTGGTGGGCCCATGTTGTGCTCGGCCCACGGCCTGAGTTGCAGATCAAGTCCGACACCGGCACGGTCCACTTGCCTGATGCGTTGATCCGCGCGCAATCGGTCTACAAGATGGCGGTGGCATCTATGCGGCCCGCTGATGCGCCGCGCATGTGTTGGGATTGCCTCCAGTGGGATATGCGCCGGCAGCGTTGCAATCTGGGGCTGCCAGAATCGAAGCGAAGCGGCGGCCGCTATGCGCCCCGGTGCGAGATGTTCCAACCATGTCGCGCGAATGGGTAACGGCCACGCGTGAACCGTGGTGCCCGCTGATTAAGCACTGCCTCGACGGCATCGACCGCCACAACAGTCTGTGGTTCGCAACAGGTGACGCATGGCACCTGCATCGAGCTGAGCACCTGCGGCAGTATGTGGTCGAGCTGAAGGACTGGATCCATCGCGATGAGCGCGCCGGAAGTGCTGAGCCGTACTGATCGAGACGGCGGATGGATCGAGACGCTGCAACCTGAAGGTGGCGGCGAGCTGTATTACCGCAGCTGCGCGCACGGTATGTGCCGCTACTCAAGCGACCTGTGGCAGGCTGAGATATATCTGGACCACCTGTTAGCCCGATGACGCTGCCCGAGATTGCTTACCTGGCCGTGATGTATTGGGTGATCTGCCTGTTGGTCATTCTGCTGCTGAGTCGGATCCTCCCGTGATCCACCGGGCCACGGCCCACTCGCCTAGCTCGGTGTAGAAGTCCTGCTGGCGGTACCAGTCGAGCCAGGGCTTGTGGCCCTTGCGGCTGTTGCAGCTGAGGCAGCAGGCCACCAGGTTGGCGCGCACCGTCAGGCCGCCGTGGACCTTGGGCACCACGTGGTCGAGTGTTGGTGAGCGGCCCAGGTCATCGCCGCAATAGGCACAGCGATAGGACCATGCGAGCAGCACCTGATCGCGCGCCGATCGACGGGTGACCAGGCGGGTTCCGTCAATGTGCGCCTTGTCCACTGAGATTCGGCGGCAGGGGCATTGCCTGAACCTCGAGGGTCAGGATGTCGTCGTCGTCGTGAATGTGCTCAGCGATCCGGCTGTAGACATCAGCCGGCAGGTCCTCGGGGTCAGCGTCGGAGCGGACCACAACGGTGGCGGAGACTTCAACGATGAAGGCCCGCATTGGATCGCCGCCGCTTGCCCCAACGGTAGCGGGCGCGACTGGATCGCCCGATGTGTGACAGATTGTGAACGGGCCGCCCTGATCGCGCACTATGCGCTGCCGGTGGCGTATTGTTAGTTCATCAACGCACCGGACCGATGGCTTTCACCGCTCTCTGCCTCGACGATTCCGTCACCACCTGCGACTGCTGCGGTCGCACCGATCTCAAAGCCACTGTTCTGATGCAATGCGACCTTGGCGAGCTGGTCCACTTCGGTCAGGTCTGCGCAGCCCGCAACAGCGGCAAGACTCGCCAGCAAGTCACCAAGGAGATCCGCGCCGAGCGCGATGCTGCCTTCGGCCGCGCCAGCAATCAGCTGATGGATCTGCGCCGAGCTGGCACCAAGATCACCCGCGAGATCGTTCGTGAAGTGGCCGCCAGCTTCCGGGCTGATGCCACCCTTCTGATCCGGCAATGGGCGTGACGATGGCAGTCAGCACGAACGGCCGCATAATCGCCGCCGCAGGGCTGGCTATTGCCGCCCATACATTCGTCAGCGCCCCTGGCGCACTGCAATCGTTCTTGCTTGGGTTCCAATTTGCCGTCGTCTTGTTTGCCTTCTTGCTATGACCTACATCCTCCACACCGGCCCGTGGCACATCGGGCCATTCCCGACCCACATCGCGGCGCAGCACTTCGCTGAGAGCCACGGCATCGACGATTACCGCATGATTCCGCTTGATGATCCGGCTGAAGCGCCGGGCCGGATCGCGCGGTTCAATACTGCCAGCGTACCTTAGGCTTGCCCTTGCGAATGCCAAGGTGAACGAATCCCTTCGGCGCGCCGTAGCCGACGCTATAGGGCCAGTTCTTGTCGCACCAGTCTTGGACCGCGTAGATGTCCGCGCCATGGATGAAGAAGTCCACAGCACCCACGCCGGGCGCGTCGTAGAGGTGCTCGCTGCCTGAGGCTCCACCCACCTGCCGGTTGACTGCTGGCGGCCTGAATCCAGATGTGATCACGATCGGCTTACCACCGAACGCACCCCGCACCCGCTCAAGGAACGCCGCCAGCTCGGCGGCCGTGTCGATCTGGTGCTGGTGGTCGAACCTGCGGGCCTCTTGGTCAAGGGCAAACTCGCCTAGCCGTATGTGAGGCGTGATGTGCGCCGAGAACGGGCTGGCGGGCGTCAGCTTGGCCGGTTGCCGCTCTTGCTCAGGCAGGCCCCACAGGCGGCCCTCGGCCTCTCTGCGGCGCTTCAGGCCGGCTTCGACGTTGGTGCCAGGGTTGCGGTAGAGCAGCAGCGCTTCGGGCACCTGCGGCCACTCCTTGCCCTTTAGCCGCTTGCTGATGGTCTCGAACCCGGCGGCGCCGTAGAAGCCACTGCCCAGGTTGTACGCGAACGAGATCAGCGTGCACTTCTGCTGGTCGCTCATCGCCACCCAGAACGGCACGGTCGCGCGCAGCTTCTCAGCGATGCGATCGACCTCACTGCGCAGCAGCATGTCGGCCTCGACCCGGTTGATCTTGTCGCCCTTTTGCACCTTGCGGCCGTCGCTGTAGCGCGTGGTGCCATAGCCAATGGTCCACGGGTCGCCGCCGCTCAGCGGATCGGGGTAGGCCTCAAGATGACAGCCCTCAAACTGCTGGATCAGCTGCAGCGCTGCGCCCAGGTCAGCCTGCTTGCCGTCTTGGCTCCATGTCTGAAACCACGCCTGATCTCTATTAAACAGATCCGGCGCAATCTTTAATAGCTCCGCTTCCAATTCAACAATCGCCGCCATCTGATGCGGCAGCCCTTTCCAGTAACGGAACAGGTCGCTTGGTTTGATTGGTGCTTTAGCCACGCTTGGGGAACATCAGACGCAGTGCCTGCAGCAGCAGTTGGATCCAGCTATTCGACTTGAGCGGGGTCAGCGCGATAACCTCGCTACCAGCGGCGAGGATGATGGCGATGACGGCGACGGTTTGCGCGTCCATGATCAGCGGTGTGGGCGTGCCTCAAGGGTAGCCACGCGCTGCTCGACGCCATTCAGCCGCTTGAAGGTCTCCTGTCGATCCGCGCGGATGTCGCCGTGGAGCACCTCGAGCTGAGTGGCGATATGCTCGACGGCGGCGGTGAGCCTGATCACGGCGTCACGCGCTTCATCGTTGCGCTTGCTGAAGCCCATCGCGCCCATCGCAAACACGCTGATGGATGCCCCAGCAACAGCAGCGATCAGCTCGATCATGCACCTAGGTTAGCGCCCCTGCCCGCGGCGAGGTTTCTTGCCGCGTCGCCGTGGCCGGCTGTTTTGGCCGTAGCCGATGCTGGTGGTTTTTGGTGGTCCCGGTTGGTGATCAATCCGGGTGGCGCCAGTCTTGGCTTTGACGGCCATCAGCTCTCAGGCTCAGGTTCTTCTGCCACTGGCTGCGGCGCATAAGGATCAGCAGGCCACGCGGGGTAATCAGGCCCAGTGATGTAGGCGGCCAGGTCGTCGGTGTCGGCGGTGTCGCGGATGGCGGTCACCTTCACACCAGCAGCCAGGCGGATGTCCTCACGCCAAGTCTTCAGCACTGGGTCGGCGACCTTGCCGTTGTCGGCCTCGCGGATGATGATCCAGTCCGTAGGGGCCAGCAGGGTATTAGCGGTGGTGCGGGTCTGTGCCACCCACTGCTCGACCAGTTGCGTGTGGTCCTTAGGCAGCCCTGGCCCCCAGTAGAACCGTTGATCGTATGGCTGCGGGTCAGGCACCTCCGTGATACCAATCGCCTTGCGCTCCTGCGGGCTGCTCAGCCTGAGCCAGTTGGCGGGGTACTGAATGCCAGCGTGCTTAAAGGGCACGTCCAGAGCCAGGGGTTTGCCGTCGAGAAGAAACACAGTGGTTCAGGCGTCTAGTAGTTGACACCGCTGGAAGGCTTCTGTCACTCTAGCCTCCCACGCAATCAAGGCACCATGACCGACGAAGAGATCCAAGAAATTATGTACATGCACGCAAACTGCTTCACCAATTACATCTGCTTCAGCGATCAGGGCGTGCTCGACTTTGCCCGTGCCGTGCTGGACCAGGCTGGATACAAAACACCGGAGCCACAGCCAGAGCCTATTGGTGCCAGTTATGCCGACGCTATGTGGCGATTTTCGGAAAGCGTGGACAAACTGCAGGGCGTGTAGTCTTGTTCTCTAGTGGGGTTAGCGGGCGCGGGCGTAGTTGAAGGGCGACTCCGCAAAACTCACATAAACGTATGTACCGCCTGATGCGTTTATCCCCGAGTTGTCACCACGGATTTTGAAACCGTTAGAAAGGAAATCAATTCCACGTGAACTCGTGGTGGCCTCTGCATTGCTCAAGTCGGCATAAAGCTGATCATCTGCAACGTTGTAATCACTCCTAGCGGCATCCATGATCTGCCAGCTATCCGAAGCGTCGGTACGCTT